GGGGTTACGCTGCCAACCAGCATTGGCGGGTCCCTGGATGTTAGCGGATGTGACCTTAAAGGGGTTACGCTGCCAACCAGCATTGGCGGGTCCCTGTATGTTAGCGGATGTGACCTTAAAGGTATTACGCTGCCAACCAGCATTGGCGGGTCCCTGTATGTTAGCGGATGTGACCTTAAAGGTATTGCGCTACCAACCAGCATTGGCGGGTCCCTGGATGTTAGAGGATGTGACCTTAAAGGTATTGCGCTGCCAACCAGCATTGTCGGGTACCTGGATGTTAGAGGATGTGACCTTAAAGGTATTGCGCTGCCAACCAGCATTGGCGGGTCCCTGGATGTTGGCGGATGTGACCTTAAAGGGGTTACGCTGCCTAAAAATATAAAAATAATAAAATAGGAGGGGAAATAATGGGACCTGATGGAAGTATTGTTTCTATGGAAGAAGTAGAAAAAATGTCAAAGAAAGAACAAAGGCAGTTTATTCCCCTGTCAAAAAGTCAGCACGAAAAGTTGATGGGAATGAATCGGGCAGACCGAAGGAGATATTATAGAGAATATAAAAAAGCAGGTGGCCTTAGTTGGCAAGATTGTAAAAAGGAGAAACCCAATGACAAACCTTGAACAGCCAGCGTTTCCGCAAATAAACTTTAACAAGAATAGTTTAGGTGGCCCTATGCCATGCAGTTCAGGCATGACCTTGCGCCAATACTATGCTCTGGATTAATAAGCATTTAAATTTTCCGGTAGAGTCTATTCTTTTGCGAGAAATTGATAATTATACACCCGACTCTGACCTTAAACAGAAATGGCTTGATAATTTTTCAGATAAAGAAAACATACTATTTGTGGTAGATGACCGCCAACGAGTTGTTGATATGTGGCGCAAGAACGGATTAGTCTGCTTGCAATGCTATGCTTGGAAGGAAAAATTGCCATGAAACCCCTAACCCTCCTGATCGTGCTGATGTCTGTATGAAAATATTGATTGCGTGCGAGGAAAGTCAGGCGGTAACTATAGAATTCAGAAAAAGAGGACACGAGGCTTATTCTTGTGATATTGAACCGTGTTCCGGTGGATACCCTGAATGGCATATGCAGCAGGATGTTGTCCAGTTATTGCATAAAAAATGGGATATGATTATTGCATTTCCACCATGTACGCATTTAGCGGTGAGTGGTGCTGCATGGTTTGCAGTAAAAAGAAAAGACGGAAGGCAACAGGAGGGAATAGATTTTTTTAAACTGTTTACTTATTTAAATTGCAATAAAGTTGCCATTGAAAATCCCGTCGGGATTATGTCCTCTCTTTACAGGAAACCAGATCAAATAATTAACCCGTATGAATTTGGCGAGCCGTTTTCAAAAAAAACTTGTTTATGGTTAAAAGGACTTCCTAAACTTTTACCAACCAATATTGTTGATAGTGGTTGTAGAGTTGTATTTAAAAGTGGCAAGTCAATGCCAAAATGGTATGCGGATTTATATGGTTTGCCTAAAAAGGAAAGACAAAAAAAAAGAAGTAAGACATTTTCAGGCATCGCAAAAGCAATGGCATCTCAATGGGGGAATTTATGAAAATTTTAGTTACTTTGGTATTTATGATGTCCGCTGGAATGGTGTGGGCTGGCCGATTTGATGATGCGGCTGAACGTGCAGTTAGAAATGTAAATATTTCTTCCTCCACCGTCATAGTCAACGATTGGAAAGAATTTTGCAGAAGGTATGGCCATTGTTGGGGGGAGGTGCGCCCACATTATGGGTGTCTCGTTATTGGGTGCAGGGAAATTGGAACGTATACATGCGCTCATTGCGGCGCAAAGAAAACTATTCGTAGCAGTAGAATTGAAGAAATCATAGAGGCGAAGCCATGAGCAACTCTGCTGGAAGTTCGGGGGGTAGGTAATGGATAAATTCATTCTCGATGCCTGTTGCGGCGGCCGTTGTTTCTGGGTTAACAAGACGCATCCCAATACTATTTACATTGACCAAAGACGGGCAGAGAAGGGGCATGTACACCAGCGTCCAGGTCATTCAGTCGAACCTGATATTATTATGGATTTTTCTGATTTAAACTTTCCAGACAAACAGTTTAGACTAATCGTATGGGACCCCCCCCATTTGCTTTCCCTTGGAGAAACTTCTGTGCTTCGTAAAAAATATGGTTGCCTTATCTCTGGTTGGGAGGAAACATTGAGGGACGGTTTTTCGGAATGTTGGAGAGTTTTACAGGATTACGGAGTTCTTGTTTTCAAGTGGAATGAAGAAGAAATTTCGCGCAAGAAAGTATTATCTCTTTTTCCTGTTCAACCGTTATTTGGCCATCCGGTTGGAAGCAAAAACAAGACACATTGGTTTACTTTTATGAAGATACCTGCGCCTACAGCAGGAGGTTTTTAACTGCCGATGAAAGACCTATTCAACCACGAAATCGCAGACCTGCCTCCAAAAATAAAGAGAGGGTTCAATCCTTGCCTTTCTCTCTACGGCCCGGGGCCGGCTGGTAAGACGTGCAAGGAATGCATCCACCTACAAAGGTTCAGAAATTTTTTGAAATGTGCGCTACGGAAACGGACTTATTCGAGCGCAACGGATCACAAAGCTGGCTATCCTGCCTGCGGGCGGTACGAGAAGGCGCGGAAAGAGCTGGAAGTTTTGCCATCGGGGGCGTTTAAGTGAGGCGTTTTGGCAGGCTGAGACTGGGCTGGACCCCAAACAGCAACCGGGATCCCCAGCGCCGCTATGAGCGGTATCGGAACAGGGTGAACCGGGGCATGGTGGCCAGAGCCAGGTGCGGAGGTCTGGTGAGGTCTGAGCATGATGAGCAGGTGGCCGTGGTTAACTGGCTGCGCGAGGCCTACCCCGATTGTCTGTTTACGGCCTCCTGCGGGGGGATGCGCACGTCAATCGGGGTGGCTAAAAAAATGAAAAAATCTGGCTACACCTCCGGCTGCCCGGACCTGATAATCGCGGAGCCACGCGGAAAATTTCACGGTTTGTGGGTGGAGATGAAACGTACTCAGGGCGGCACGGTTAGCGCCAGCCAGAAAGAGTGGATTTCGAAATTACTGGCGCGGGGATACCAGGCAGTGATTTGCAGAGGTTACGCCGCAGCCGTTGAAGCAATTAAATTTTATTTATGAAAAATCAGGTTACGCGCCTCGATGCCGAGAAAAACCAGTGAGTATTTTAGTTATTCTTTCCAAGATATTTTGGTTCCTCCTGGCAGGGGTCCTGTTTTTGGTTGCATCAGCCGGGTTTTTTGTCTGGCTTTTGGTACAGAGCGGATACAGCGGAGAAAGGGGGTCTGGATACGGGTGAACGTTAACGAAGAGTTTAAAGTATTTATGATCGGCCTTTTTGCAGGTGCTTTCCTGGCCACAGTTGCCGCTCGGGGTGTTTGGCAATCTGAAAGAGATCGATGGCAAGCACAGGCAATTGAGTTAGGCTATGGCAGGTACGATCACGACAGTCCCAACTATTTTTCATGGGTTAAGTAATGGTTATAACTCCCGATCTCGAAAAGATTGTGTGCATATCCTATGGAAGCGCCCGCCGGCGTGGCTGGGGATTCGTAAAACTGATGGTTTGGGAGATGTCGGTTGCAACTGGTGTTACGCAGAGGACGGTATGGAGATGGATTGATAGATTAAAAAAGGAGGAGTTAATTGAAAATAGAAAAACTGATACAGTGTAGCCGGGTGATCTACGGTTCGGGGTAGTTTAAAATGTCAGTAGATAATGTTAGATTTTTTTTACCGTTTGTATTATAATTAAACTGGTTTAAATTAGTTTTTGAAATTTCCTCGACCTGATCCGTCGGGATGAGCCTGATCTAAACAGGCGCCGCGAGCTTCTTAGAGAGCCGTTAATTGCTGCCGTATAAGGTAGCGTTTAGCGGTTTTCTTTTTGCGGTAACAGAGGACCTTATGAGTGATGAAACAAAAATATGTGGAAATTGCAAAGAGTTTAAAGCGCTTAATCGCTTTCAATATAGAAAGGAATCGCAAAATTTAAGAGGAACCTGTAAGGACTGCAGGTATAAAAGAATTAAAAAATACAACGAAAAGAATCCTCATTTAGTAAAAGCCCGCAGTGATAGATATAGGTCCCGTCACAAAGAGAGACTTAGAGCCCAGCAGTTAAGAATTAAATTCAACATAACGATAGATGCTTATGAGCGAATGTTCCGCAACCAAAACGGAGTGTGTGCTATTTGCGGAAAATTTAATGTTGATGGTCGTAGGCTGGCAGTTGATCATGATCACAATACTGGAAGAATTCGTGGGCTTCTATGTAGAATGTGCAATGTTTTTCTTGGTTTAATAGAAAACACTCCGGGATTGTTGCATAAATTTTCAGAATATATTGAAAAATTCAGCGAAAAACAGCGTGAGGTCCATGGCTACTAACAGCACTGTATCAGCCAAGAAGAGGGGACCAGGAAGGCCATTCAAGAAAGGTCAGTCCGGGAACCCGTCCGGCCGTCCAAAAAACGAGATCGGAGAATACATTCGCAGTCAGGATGGGGTAGCGCAAGAGATTGCAGATTTTTTATTAGGCATTATGCGTGACAAAAATGCCAGCGAAGGGGCAAGAATTGCAGCCGCCAAGGAATTGTCAGATCGCGGATGGGGCAAGCCTACGCAACAAATAGAGTCCGATTCGATGGATAAGTTCATAGAAGCGCTCAATAGTAGGTACAAATGATGGATGCCCGCCAATACATCGAAGAAAATTTCCTCATAGATCACGCCGAGACCGGCGCCTACGTTCCCTTCAAATTCAATCAAGTCCAAAACAAATACTACCAAATGCTTTTAAATGACTACGGTTCAGAATTTTGGGTAAATTCCTGCGTCCGCGAACAGATAATCAAGGCTCGCAAAGAGGGGTTCACGTCGTTTTGGCTTGGTATTTTTGCATCGGTGATGATGTTCTACAAAGAGGCCAGCAGGTTCCTCGAAATATCGTACCGTGCCGACGCTACTAAGCAGCACTACCGCAGAGTGAAGGGTTTTTTCCTATCATCCGTCACGCGCAACCCGAAAGAATGGGACGAGACGCTGGACAGGAAGCTGTTTGCGGTGGCCGCAGAGGGTTCAGAATTGGTTTTGCGACACAATAAGGCGTCAATCTATACCGGAACAGCCACAAGCCGAACCGGAGAGAGGGGCGGGACTGTCCGGGGTGCCCTGTTTACAGAGTCTGCCCATTACCCAGACACGGGAGTTCTGAAGGCGAGCGAGATTATCGAGGGCACCAAGAGCCAGGTGGCAGTAGGGTCAGGGATCGTGGTCCGCGAGACCACATCGAACGGATGGAACCACGAGAAAAAAACGTGGGATCAGGCTGTTGCTGGTGAGGTTGACTACCGGCCCCGCTTCTTTGGCTGGCGTGAGTTCTATACGCCGGACCAGTTCGAGAAGATCAAGGCCGGGTTCAGCGATAAGTCTCTCATACCACAGGAGTTTCCAGAAACAGTTGACGAGAGTTTTCTTTACAGCGGCCGCCCGGCGTTCAATCCTTTAAAGTTGCAGATTTACGATAAAAAAATATCTGACCCTAAATGGGTTGGTGAGGTTGTTGATGATGGAAGAACCGTTGACATAAATTTGTCACCTGGTGGACTCCTGAAAGTTTGGAAAGCGCCCCGGCAGGGGCACAGATACCTGGTCTCGGCAGATGTGGCTGAGGGCGTGAAGGGTGGGGCGTACAGCGTGGCTCAGGTTATTGATAGATCATCCTGGGAGCAGGTTGCGGTCTGGCGCGGGCACCTGGACCCTGGCGAGTTTGGAAAGAAGATGTGCGACATCGGGTATTGGTACCACAACGCCGTACTGATCCCAGAGCTTAACAACCACGGTTGGGCCGTAATTGAGAGGATCAGGGCTGAAGATTATCCCCACCTCCTGAACACGCAGGAAATCTGGGGTGAAAAAGAGCAGAAAAAGGACGGGTTTCCCACCAACGAAAAAACGCGCGGTCTTATTATCAGCGCTCTGCGCAACTCTCTCGAAGAATTGACAGTTTTCATAAATGATGCGGTCACTCTTAATGAAATCAAATCATGCGTTTACGATGACAATGGAAAGGTTGTGGCGCAGGAAGGGTACTTTAACGACACGGTGATGGCTCTGGCCATCGGCCTCTACTGCCTCAAATTTTTAGAGCTGAGCGGTACCTACAGGGAAGGTGAGTCCCAGCAGGCCGGGGTGTATTCTCTGGTTGGGTCGCGGAAGGGCAGAGGCCGCTGATGGCAAAGAAAGCGAAGACAAAGCGGCCGCGGTCAAGGATGCACCTATCCTACAAGCATTTAACAAGACAGGAGCGGACCTGGTTTGCGCAGATGGCTGCCCATGAAGACTCTATAAGTTTGAGCAATCTCTGGTGTCGCGTTCAGCCTGCGCCTCCGTGCCATTAGAATGAGCTGTCCATATTGTCACGTTCCGCGCAAAACTGTTAGGTACGGTTGGTTTGGCGGCATCCGCGCAAGGATAGAGAAGATCGGAAACTGTGAGTCTATCCGTCCGGTTTATTGGCCGGTCAACAGTAAGAGGCGTTGGAAGTAATGTGCCCCTTCTGTCATCCCTGGCCCTGCGAGCTGTTCAGAGTTTGGACCACTAAAGAGTTGGAGCGGATGGCGGAGAGGATGAAGAGATGAAATTAACAGAATTACAGTTGTACGATAAGGCAAGAGAGATTATTGCTGGAATTATGTTGGATGACATAAAGGAATTTTTTAAAGCCAACGAAGTCAACCTAAGAATTGAGGGGACGGCTGAGAGGATGAGCAAATGATCTTGCAACGATCTGATTACAGCGATGTGTCTATGTCTCTGGTTAAAAAAAAGAAAAAATACACAGACAGGATTATATTTTTTTGTTTTGCGATTGATGGCAGAAAAGATTTGGTCAGACAAGGACGGAGGTGATAGCCAATGAGCTACAGTGAAGCGAAGGTTGCAGGAGAGACGATGGAAGAAGTTAAAAATGTGAAACCAATGGCTGACCTGGTGTTCCTTGAATGGGAAGAGGCGCCAACGACATACGGCAAGTCCGGGCTGGTCCGCCCCGATGCGCACCGTGGAATGCACTATACCGGCACCGTGATCGCGGTTGGCCCCGACGCCTGGGATGTTCAGGTTGGAGATCGGGTACTGTTCGACATGTTCCCCGAAGATCACAGTATCAGCAACAAGTGGCAGGAAGACGGAAAACGTTACACATTCGTCAGCGAGCGGTGGATCCACGCTGTGATCCCTGAACGTCTGGGGGTAAACTGAAATGAACGAACCCAACGAAGATTTGATAACGCCTCCTACGGCAGAAGAACAGAAGTCAGGCATCTGCGTCTGGTACGACCGCAAGACAGACCCCGACATGCTGTTTGTCTCAATCCCTCTGGCCCAGCTGGCAGAGAACAAATTCGGGTCAGTATTTCTCCGGGGGTACCTGGAGGAGGTGATTAAGGGGGAAGCCCTGTTCCACATTCGCAATAAGATTTTGAAGAAGGCACAGAGTGGAGTGATTGTTCCTAAAAGGAACGGGCAGCCAGTTCACGGCAAAGGTCCGGGGTTAGCGGTAGTTTAAGGAGGTTTTATGCCACACGAAAGCATGGGGATGTTGAAAAAAAAGATGATCAGCGGTGTTGCCGGGAAGGGAGAGAAGGTGGATCGGGTAATGGAGGGCGAAGAAGGGGACCATCAGACTGTTCTTTCGGTGGAAAAATACCCTGAGCTGGAAGGCATCGAGGTAGGAGCTGAGGTTAAGGGAAGCTGGTCCGGTAAGGTTTCTGACGTTTCTGATGGCCAGGTGACGATTGACTATTCAGAGCTCGAGATCGAAACCGAGAACGCGGCAGACCAGGCACTTTCCACGCTGAAGGGCGAGAAGTCCAAGCCAGCAACAGAAGAAGACGACGGGGACGCCTACTGATTAAAATGGACGCAGAAATACAATTAAAAGAAATCGAAAAAAGTCCAGCCAAGAGCAAGCTCCCCGAATTCCTAACGGAAGAGTACCGGAGCAAGTTTGGCAGTTTGCTGGAATTATCCAAAGCGCAGAAAGACAAAATCAAGAAACGCCTGAAGCGGGAAATTTCTGAATGGAAACAAAACACCGGCGATCTACATAAGAACCTGGAAGAGATCAATGACCTGCTGGAAGGCGTGGTTGAAGAGACTGACTATCCGTGGGTCGGCGCGTCCTGCCTGCACATCCCCATCACGGCCATCTACTGTAAAGTTTACCACAGCATCGAGCGGCGGTCAATCCTGGGCGGCGACATTATCTGGTACACGGAGACCAACGAAGATGCGCTGGAAGACTACACATCCCGGATAGACGACTCATTGAACTATTTTGCCAAGAGCGAGTGGAACATAGTGGAAGGACTGAGCGAAGTGTTCCAGACCACCAACCGGGACGGACTGGGCGTTCTGCAGATTCCCTATGTGGAAGACTATGAAAAAACCAAGGACGTACTGTTCATCTCAAATGTTGACGAGTTCATGCAGGAATTTCCTGACGCTGAAAGTTCGGGGCTGAGCCAGGAAGAATGGGAAATTACAGGCCAATACATTGCGGACAACGCGAATGAAGATTTCCCCGTTGAGATCCCCATAACCTACGACAAGCCGGTCTATGTCGGTCCCAAGGCCGAAGTGGTAGAGCTGGTAGATTTCGTCACGTTTCCAGCCACAGCCAGGAACATTACCCGGCAGAATTGTCGTGGATATGGTAAACGGTTCACCATGAGGCGCGGAGAGATCAAGAAGAAGCGAGATGAGGGCGTATGGGATAAGGAAGAGACAACCAAACTCCTATCCGA